TTGTGGGTAGCATGTTAGTCCTCCTTGTCTACATCAATCCCGGTGATTTCTTTAAAAATCGCCTTGTCAAAATTCGGGATTGACATGATAATATTTTTCTGACGCTGATCCAGCGAACGCCACCAGATAGCGGCTGATTCTGAATTGTTTAATTTTTTCAGATAGCCGCCCGTGGTTTCAGATTCCGGGTGTGCTGTTTTTTCATCATCGGTCATATTCCGCAGGCGAACCCATTCAAGAATATCCCCCTGAATCTGTTTCATCAGGTAACGGGCTTCACTACCCAGCCAGTTTCGATATGTCCAACTAGACGGTTTGTTGAATAAATAAATTTTTGGTTCAACGGTATTAAAACAGCCATTTGAAAAATCCGTTTTATTCCAATCACCACTGTTCCGATTGCCGCTGTTGTGATCGCCGCTGTTCCAATAGCCGCTGTTCCGATTGCCACTGTTGCAATCGCCGCTGTTCCGATTGCCGCTGTTCCGATTGCCGCTGTTGTAATCGCCGCTGTTGCAATCGCCGCTGTTCCAATCGCCGCTGTTCCAATCGCCGCTGTTCCAATTGCCGCTGTTCCGATTGCCGCTGTTCCGATCGCCGCTGTTGCAATCGCCGCTGTTCCAATAGCCGCTGTTCCAATCACCACTGTTCCGATTGCCGCTGTTGTGATCGCCGCTGTTCCAATAGCCGCTGTTGCAATCACCACTGTTCCGATTGCCGCTGTTCCAATTGCCACTGTTGTAATCGCCGCTGTTCCAATTGCCACTGTTGTAATCGCCGCTGTTGCCGTACCCTGTGCACCATTTTCCAGTATTTACAATTTCTAACAGTTCCGCCCATGGAATTTCACGGATGATTTCCAATTTATCCGTAGCGCATTTGTCACCATCTTCCACGACATTGCCACGTGCAACGACCTCTGCAACATGATTATTGGGGTCGAATTGGTAATAATTGAAACAATCTGATGCCTTTTTGCAAAAATGCATTCCACTGTTGCATACAGACAGGGTAACATCTTCCTCAAAATTTCCGGGGCAACTGTATTGCTTGCCCCGGCACGTCCAATCCGTGTTGAATACCTTGTAGCCTTTTACTTTTCTTTCCATGATTCAGTCCTCCTCTTCATCTTCGTATGCTTCCTCGCCGAGCGAAAGAATGTCTATCGCCATTGCGCCGAGAGCTTCGCCTACAGTGGCATTACTATGCCGCGCGATTGCTTCGGCAATGTTTTGCGCAGCTGTAACATAACCTTCTGCGAGGTCTCTGGCAGATACCCTTTCTGCATGTAGTTCTACGTCCACACCGTTTCTGTCTATCTCAATACGGATTTCAATATATCTCTTTTGGTTTTCCATCGTCAAATATCCCCCTCTTTTCTGTTCTTCGATTTTTCCGGGTCGAACCCGTCCGGATAACGTTCACGTAGTTTCTGTATGTTCATGCTGGCGATTTCTGACAGTGTTGCACCGACTGATGCACACGCTTCAGCGATCATCCACAGGCAGTCGCCCAGCTCTTTCTTGAAATGTTCCTTGTCGAAATCGTGTCCCTGGAATACCTTTTGCAGGATTCCGGCGACTTCGCCTGATTCACTGCACAGTCCGAAAACAGCGTGCCGCATCATTTTATCCTGCTCTCCATGTTGAAAACTGCATGTCCGCATAGCTTCTATCTGGTAGGCATCTAGGTGTGTGATTTCCGGTTTTGGATCACATTTCCATTCTTGATTCCAGCATTTTTCACAGGTAGCGTCACTGTGCAAATAGCAGTCCGGGTGATCTACAGCATTTAAATAGTCATAATAGGATGGGCACCACGGGCATACGTACCAGCCCGTCCGTTGTGCACAGACCTGCCATTCTTTCTGGCAGAACTGGCAACATGTGTATTTGTATCCGTTCCGGATTTGGTATCCGGTGTAAAATTCACTTTTCACGGCTGGACTGTCCAGTCATGCGCCAACTGTTCCAATGTCACGTTGAAAAATTGGCAGATATGGTTCAGATCGAATCCGGTGAATAGTCCAGGATCCGCAAAACGGCGGTTCAGGGTTTCTCGCTTTGCGATGCCCAGTATTTGGCACATCTCGTCCGGGCTGACTCCGCGGCGCTGCATCAGACCGGCGATGTTGCCGGCGATAATGCCCATTTGTGTTTCCTGCGGCTTATTTGGTTTGCGCGGCATTGCGGTCACCTCCTTGGTTGTCATCTCTTGCAATCTGGAATTGCTGTGCTTCTGCATCTCGCTGCTTGTATCCAGCGATATACCCTCTTAGGTACTGAAAACGATCCCACGGAGCAATTACATCCAGTGCAGCGTGTGTTAATTGCTGCATTTCTCTGGTTTCTGTCATAATAGGTCACCGTCCTTTCATTATGCGCAGACACCGTATTTTACTGCCATCTCCTTGACAATTGCCACATAGATTTCAATCAACTTTTTGTCATCGGCGATGATATCCACTTTGTTCTGCTTGTTGATTTTGGATTTGCTGATGCCTTCGCCAGCCATGCGGTTTCGCTTGTTGGTCAGTCTGATTCCCAATGACACGCCTGCTCTGGACTCAACAGCTCTGTAGATTTCTTCGTACACCTGCTTGATGTTGCCGCAACCATCGCCGGTAGCCATCGCAATCTTGTTAATCAGATGCTGTGCATCTTTTCTCCAAGAATTTTTATCCAGTGCAATGATTTCGCAGGTGTTTGCCAACCGCTGCCCTAGATCTGCAATAGCGGTATCTTGCTGCGCTTGCTTGGCTTCCAGCTGCTTTTGACGGGTTTCCATACTGATTAAAACCTGTAATTGTGGGGACAAATCCGAAATCATAGACTGCATCTGATTGGCACGAAAATAGCCGTTCACCAACTGCCGCTGTACGTCCCAAGACAATTCGTCTGTGAATGATTTTACTAGCATGTAGTAACCGGATTCGGTGACCACAATCCCACCGTTCGGGCTTGTGATTCCAACTGTCCGAATTTCGGACGGTTGGATTTTGAAATAATCTTCACCCTCTACAAAACGCTTTCTGTTGTCGTTGAACCGCTTTCGTGCCGTTCCTTCCGGTCTTTGATGTACTGTGTCGATATCCTTAAATGTTACGACACGTTTGCCGCTGTATTCCTTAATGGAAATTGCAGCCTGATTGATGGTGAATAACTCATTCATTTTTAAAACTTCCTTTCTGTTGTACTCCCAGCTCTGGTGTGATATAATAGAACGTGGGAAGGGGGTGATGTTTATGTTGCTCAAAGATGCCGCAGAAGAATTTTTACAATCAAATCCACAAGCAAAATTTCTGATTATACGGGGCAATGCAAAAGCTGGAGAATTTATCGGAATTCATATGGAAACCGATAAAAAAATAGGAATGATAACCAGAAACGACATTCCAAAACCGGGCGATCATATCCAAGATGGAACCGGGAATGTGTACCTTGTAAAATCTGTCGAAAACATCGGCAACGTTATCACAATCAACTATTAAAGATTTTTTGCAAAAGCTGAAATGCCTTACCATCTCCATCTTTTGCACGTTCATAAAGATAAGCGATTATTTCTACAGAAATAGCGCGTTCTTCCTGCGTTGTTTCTTTTTCACAGCCAGCTAACGGCTGTGCTGGTACGTCATACATTCGCCTTCACCTCCTTTCGTCTCGTTTTCCTATAGTAGGAATACGGTGGCTTTAGCATTTACGCATTTTGCGTTTGCTGTAATTGTATTATATGCTCTTTTTGTGCTTTTGTCAATAACAAATTACAAAAAAATATGCACAAAACGTGTTTTCTATATTTTGCACAAAAAGTGCACGCTTTGCTTGTTGAATATGCTCAATATGTGCTTTTCTATAAAATAACCATTGACATTTAAACACGTTTTGTGTATAATCATATTTATAGACAGGAGGTGATATCGTGTTAAAAGATAATCTCAAATTGTTAAGAGAAAAAAATAATCTTACCAAAAAGCAAGTAGCAGATGCAATTGGGGTCACAGAACGTGCGTATATTACATATGAATACGGGCAACGCGATGTAAGTACCGAAACACTCCAAAGGCTTGCCGATTTCTACAGAGTCACCACCGATTATCTATTAGGCAGACCCGAAGCTACACCGCCAGAGAATCCCATTGACCAAATTCCGACCGTAGACGAAATGGAACGAGATCTGTTCCGGGAATGGCTGACACTGGATAAATCTGCCCGAACTGCATTCCTGGATGTGCTGCGGAACATCGTAGCTGCTGATAATCAGCGTAAAATGGATGCCGAAGCAAGACGTGCTGCCATTGTACATACATGCCCAATTCAAATCAGCATGCACAAGGTATCCGCTGGAACCGGCTACGACCTAGAGGATGGCGATGCATGGAAAACAGTAAATATTGTCGATACGGAGCTTGCCAGAAGCGCAGACTTCGGCGTGGAAGTAGAGGGGGACAGCATGGAGCCCAAATACCACAACGGGGATATTATCCTGGTAAAAAAGACACCTGCTGTTGATATTGGTGATGTTTGCGTTTACATGATAAACGGCGCCGGCTATGTAAAGCAATACGGCGGTGACCGGCTGATTTCGTTAAACAAGGACTACGATGACATTTATTTTCACGATTATGACTATGACAGTATCCGCTGTGTCGGCAAGGTAATTGGTGTTGCAGAACGGGTGTAATTCATCGACAAAATACGCCATCATTCGACAATATTATTACAATTTGGATACAATTTGATTCCATATATTGACATCTGACAAAATAACGTATATCATAATATTATGCCGATTACTACAATAGGCGTTTGAAGCAATCGGCATAAATATTTTATACATATATTGGAGGATATAAAAATGGATTGTCCAAAATGCGGCGCAAACTTTGAGGGTGATAAGTGCCCATTCTGCGGATGCATCATTGAGAAACCAGAACCAAATGTGCAGAATGTGACGATTATCAACAACTATGCGCAGCCCGAACAAGAAAAATCAGTAAATCGAATGGATTCCATTGCACCTGAGCCGGTCAGCCCGAAGAGTAAAAGCATGGCGATGATTTTGGCATGCCTGACGTTCATTGGATTAGGCGGTTTAAATCGGTTTTATGTCGGAAAAAACACGAGCGGATTATTGTATTTTTGCACGTTTGGACTGTTTTTCATCGGCGCAATCGCCGATATCAAGCAGATTTCAGCAGGCAAATTCACAGACAACAACGGGCTGCCGTTGAAAAAATAACAAAAAAAACCGCCCCACGGCGGCAACCGTGAAGCGGTAAAGGAAAACTATTGCTATAATAGCCCCCCAGACAAGGTCTATTATAGCATATTTCCCCACAAATTGCAAGGAGGAAATTGCGAAAATGGCAACAGCAAAAAAGCTGCCCTCCGGAAATTGGAGGGTAAATTTGTATGTCGGCACCAATGATGCCGGAAAGCGGCGGTATAAGTCGTTTACTGCCGCGACCAAAAAGGAAGCCGAATTCCAAGCGGCTACGTATAACCTAAAGCGAAAAGAAAAGCCAAAGGATATTACAGTGGGGGATGCCATTGACGGCTATATAGCAGCAAAAGAAAACGTTTTATCACCGTCTACTATCATCGGATACAAAAACATCCGGAAAACAAAATTTCAGGAATTGATGGACGTGCCGCTGGATAAAATTACAAATATCATGATACAGGGGGCAGTGAATCGTGCTGCGCTATCACTATCGCCCAAATCTATCCGCAATGCACACGGGCTGTTGACTGCTGCGCTGTCCATGTATTTGCCGGATTTTTGTGTGCGTACCACACTGCCGGCGAAACAGCACAAAATCAAATTGCTGCCAACGGCGGCGGAAATTTTAGATGCAGTGCAGGGGACAGATGTAAATTTGCCCGTGACACTGGCGCTGTGGCTAGGGCTGCGAATGTCGGAGGTTCGCGGTATCCGGTATGGGGATATTACGGATGGTGTGCTGACTATTCAGAATGTGCGTATTGCGATGGGTGACGGTGGCAATATTGTAAAATCGCAAACCAAAACATACAACAGCACACGGCAGCTGGTATTGCCGGAATATATTATAAAAATGATTGGCAGCGGAAACCCAGATGATTACATCATCACAATGGCAGCGCAGACGATCTATCAGCATTTTGTGAAAATCATATCAGCGGCAACCGGCAAACGCATGACATTCCATGATTTGCGGCACGTGAATGCATCGGTCATGCTGGCATTGGGCGTGCCGGATAAATACGCCATGGAACGTGGTGGGTGGTCTACAAACAGCACCCTGAAATCTGTTTATCAGCACACATTTGCGCCGGAACGGCAGCAAATGGATGCCCGTATAGATAGCTATTTTAATAGCCTAATTAAATAGGTATGCAACACAAAATGCAACATAAATAATTAAAAATAACGCAATTGCTAGGGAAATAACAAATATATTTAGGGTTCGAATCCCTCTCTTTCCGCCAGATGAAAACCGCGTATTTACTGGATTTTCTAGTATTTACGCGGTTTTTTCGTGTTTACATTTCCATTCCGGACGACTTTTTTCCATCAAAAACGACAGATTTTGCACTGAATCGGAACAGTATGCAACACGAAATGCAACACGAAAAAAGTCGGGATAATAATTTTGTTACTAATTATTATATTGCCATTATTGCTAATATTTTTTCAAATAGTATTGAATTACCGATGAATTTATGATATAATAAAAATAATGTTATTAGGATTACCAGGACGGTGAAATTCATTTGGAAGAAATAATGTATTATTCCCCTATGCTTGCTAAAAAGCCATATCGTTCTACAATGGAACTTGTTGAAAAAATGGAATGCAAGGGGATTACGTTTCAAAATATATCAAAAGATGATGCTGCAAAATACCTTTTAGAAAAAAATAATTTTTTAAGGCTATATGCATACAGAAAAAACTTTCAAAAAGCAGAACTTGGTGGAAAGAAAGGAAAATACATAAATCTTGACTTTTGCCACTTAAAAGCACTTGCAATTTTAGATTTGCAGCTCAGAAAACAAATTTTTGGAATTTGTATTGATATAGAACATTATTTGAAATTATCTATTTTACAAGATTTTGAAACAAGAAAACCAGAAGATGCTTATGCAATCGTCACGGCATTTTTGAATACCAATTTTTATACCGCAGAGGAAATTTTAAAAAAATGTATTCGGCGAAACGGGTACATAGGCAATTTGTTGAACAAGTACATTTCAGAACAAGATGAGAAAGATAAAACAATATTCTGCTTTGAACAATACTCAGGAGATGAATTAAAATATTATTGTATGGATATGCCAATATGGGTTTTTCTAGAGTCTATTACATTTGGTAGCTTAATTCGTTTTTATGATTTCTATTATAAATATTATGAATGTGAAGATGAATGCCCAATTCAAGTTACACTATTGAATAGTATAAAGAGTATTCGGAACGCTTGCGCACATAATAATTGTATTCTTCATGATCTATCGGAAAAGCAATGCCGGCCGCATTCGTTCGTTAGGACCTTTGCTTCAAGAAAAGGGTGTAAAAGGTCTATGATTTTATCAAGATTAACTTGCCGTTCAATACACGAATTTACAAGCGTATTATATCTTGCGAATAAGCCTTTTCAAGGGTCAACATTTCTTCCAGAAGATATTTTAAATCATGATTTGAAAGAATTGCAAGATGTTTTATCCCATTTTGAAGAAAAATATTTGTGTTTGTTTCAGAAAAACGATCTAATACTTTCAAGTTTTCAATTTTTAAAGAAAATAGTTGACTTTTAGCTTTAAAAGTGGTACAATATTATTGTAATATAAAAACTGAATCAGTTTTAAATGGGGCGGCGTTGCGACGGTGCCCCAGATTTTTTATCTAAACAAAAAATAACGGCGGTAACCTGATAGTTACCGCCATTTGTTTTATTTTGACATTTTTGATATTATTTCCAATTCCGCATCACTTAGCGCCCACCTTGTAGCTTTTTCACGTTCTGCCTTTTCACGTTCTGCAATGTCAATTTGCGCTTTTATTTTATCAGATACCAGAAACCCACCGCCAAAAATAGTTTTTTTGGATGCCTTCTGGATATCCAATTGACGGATAAAACACGATTCATCAAATGGAATTTTTATTTCAATTCCATATCTAGAATACGGATTCAGCAATGGCGTGCGAACGACAGAATTAGGGAATGAATATTTTGGCAGCTGTTTTTTTGTTTGTTTTCTGATTTTTTCATCAGCCAGCCTAATTGCCTGGTACAATGTCGGCGCTGTCCTGATACGAATGTTATCAGATTCCAAATTGGTCGCAAATGATGTGTGTACGATAGCGCCATTTTGATATGTAATATCGGAATCCACAACAATAGCGGAACAATTTCGATTTTGAATAGTACTGAACAGCGTTAAATTTGGCGCAAACAGAAAAAATGGAATGTCCCTATTTATGTAGAAATCCAAAATTTTAGAAAAAATGCTAAATGGTGGATTGTCCACCACAATAGATCCACTATCATAATCATAATTTTCATAGTCGCCGCCTGGATAAAACGGGCGGACAAAATTACAGCGATTTACCCTGTATTCATTCTCAACCCAGCCAGCCACAGCGTCATAAATTTCAACAGGTGTATAGCAATCATCCGTTGTCTTTTTTGGTTTGAATTTGTCAACAAATTCTTCGTATGATTCGTTTCGCACCATAAGTTCCACATCCTAATCAATTTTTTTCGTGTAATCTAGGCAAATCCACCCAGCTTTCGATTTTAAAAATCCCCAGTTGTTGCATTTGTCTACGATCGTGTAAACGCCGTGGTCGCTGATCGTTCCCACAACAGGATATTTTGTCCCGGCGCCTTTGCGGATGTTCAGAACGTCCGCTGTAATTTTTACCCGATACGGGGCGAATTTCCCGGCTGCTGGTTTCGCTGCTGCTGGCTGTTTTGCCGGCTGCGTTTTTCCATCCAGTTTGTTTTTTACATCCCACAGGAACTGCGCCCAGTGTTCGCAGTTTTCTGTGTCGCTGCCGCCCCTGGATTTTGGGACGAACCACTTCGGGCAGTTTTTGCCGGTAACATCAAAATGCCGAATTACACCACGATTCATCGGGTTTAATCCGTATTTTTTACACAGATTAGCAGTCAATTCCACCAGGCTATTGTATGTAGCGCTGTTGAATTCACCTGTCCAATTCGGGTGGCAATTTTCAATGCTGACCGTGTAGCTGTTTGCCTGATTGGTGCACCAGGAAACTTCTTCGTCCGGGATACAGCAAATGATCTCGCCGTTTAGCCCAATCACATAATTCGCTGATACCTCTACGTCCGTATTCTGAAAATAATTGCGGTTATCCATGGCAGAAGAACCCGGATTTGCCACCCAATGAATAGCAATAGCGGTTGTTTTAGATCGTTTGGTATACGGGCGGTTGTGTGTTAAAAATGCATTTGTGATATTCATATTTTATTCCTCCTATTTACTGTTTTTCTGCTGGAGCAGCTCAATTGCACGGGTCAACACATCCGGTAACCGAATACCCATCAGACCTGCGTTTTCCAATATGGAAATCAATTCGTTACACATAAATGCAACGCAAACACCGGCACGCACATAATGAACGTCCAGTACAGCATCCAAACGAGCCGCGACTAGAATCAACAATAAAACGATGCATTTTTTTGCAAGTCCTTTCCATCCAATTTTACTGGATAGCCCG